GTTTTCTAGATATTGTTTGAAGAATTTTGATCTCATTCTTCGTAGTTCGATGTTAAGGTATTCTAGAATCGCCTCAATTTCTTGTAACTGCCCGAAACGTTTTTCAACAACGCCTGGCAAAGATGCCGCATTCTTTTCAAGATTTCCTTTTAAGGAGCACTCAATTCTTGCTTCGTTAAGTTCATTTTCATACCAAACAATACAATCAGGTACGTTTGCTATATTTTGAGAGATCCTAGAATACCAATTAATCATCTAATACTCTTCTTCATCGTAACGGTCGTCATCATCGTCATCATAACTTTCAATCGGTCCTAATGCTTCTGCAACGGCTTCTTCTAAATAAGGATCAGCATTGCCCAGCGACTGAATAACTTCTTCAGGTACACCATTGTCAATACACCAGTTAATGTATTGAATAGCAATTTGCTCTTTATTTTTCGGTTCGATGTGTGCTGAAAACATGTCCCAAAGATCAATAAGTTGTTCTTCGTTATGCATTTCCATCCTCTGTAATCTCCTCTGTAACAGGTTCAGCGTCTTCTGGTTCTACTTCTGCTGTACCTTCAGAGTACTTATCATTAATGTTCTGATAATCGTCCATTATGATATCGAGTTTATCACCGGTCCAATCTTTACGATAATGTAAAAGTTCTTCTCCTGTACTAGTAACATATTTCAAACGATTACCTTGTTGTTTTAGTAATCCTTGTTTTTCAAATAAATCTACTAGACCTGAGTAAGGATCCATACCTGTTTCGTATGGAATCTTCACTTGTACACCTTCAAAAGGTTTTGCGTAACGTGTTTTCATTACCTTACAAGCGGCTCTGATACCACGTACATCTGTTACCTTTTTACCTTCTTCATCTTCTTTCAGTTTCAACTTTTTCATTGCTACCACAATAGATGAAGCATACACAAAGCCTTGTCCTCCACTGATTTTATCATCAGGATCGAACATGTCTTGTGAAGCGTATGTGTGATTGGTACATACCATACCTACGTTGAAACTACCAAACATATTAACGCAGTTACGTACAAGTGCTGTAAGTGCCTTAGGTTTTCTACCCATATCACCTTTCAAATCACCTTTACCAAACTGATCAACATCTGTTGGAGTTAACAACATACCCAACGAGTCAATTACAAATAGTACCTTAGGACGCTCATTGGTGTCAACACCTTCATAATCGTTACGGTAGTCTTTCATAAACTCGCTGATAGTTTTTGCTACGTCATCAATCATACTCATTGATAAACGCAGTAATTTATCTTCTTCTGTTTTTACACCTAGTGCGTGAAGCCACTTTTCATCAAGTGCATTCTCTGAGTCAATTAGTACTACAAAGATACCTTGATCCTGTGCGGCTTTCACAATATTTCCACTAGCGAAGTAAGATTTACCTGCACCAGATTCGCCGGCAAATACGGTCACCTTACCAAGTGGTACTCCTTTATGGAAGTCACCACTGATAAGATGATTTAATGCGTAATTACCAGTCGAAACCCAGTCAGTAGGATCGTTAAAACCCATACCAAGGCCTGTAATGCTTTTGGTTAGAGTCTTACGAAATTTACTAACGTCAAATGGTTTCGCCATTGTTTACTCCTTATTAAGATTGACGGTCACGGATCATTTTTAAAATGTCCTGAGCACGTTCACTTGATGGTTTATCTTCGGTCGTATCCGTAATTGATACAGCAGAGCCGTCTTCTTTACGAACAACACCCGCAGTCGCATCTTCCTCTTTTGGAGTCATTGGTGTTGGTGCAGTTGTAGTTTCTGCGATTGGTGCCGCAGGTTTCGCACTATTTGGATCACCAGTTGGAGCACTCATGCCTGGAGCACGAAAGTACTGACCCCAACGTTGTGGATCATATGCTTCGCCATCAACAGATGCTTCAAACATCTCTTGAATAACTTTAACTTCAACTTCACTTGGTTTCTTAGGTAAGAAATCATCTAAGTTATGCAAACCATGTGAGTCAACTGCCGCTTTTTCTTCATCAGTTAGAGCACGTTCTCTACGTGACCATGTTGATGTTGAATAATCAGCATAACCTCCTTTAGATGTTTTCTTAATTCTAAAGTCTACACCTCTTACATAATCTGTAGGAAGATCTTCCATCTCAGGATCCATTAATGCACCCTTAATGATTTGGAAAATTTGTGGACCAATAATA